AATTTACTTGGTGCTATTGATGCTCATAACATCATAAAACAAGATGGAAAAGAAGATAGAATGAGAATATTTGCGTTAGTGCATGACTCAGTTCTTGCAGAAGTTCATAATGACTATGTAGATCATTATAAATTTATTTTAAAAGCATCAATACAAAAAGATAGAGGATTGTCAATTCCTGATTGTCCTGTTGGATGTGATTTTGATGTTGGAGAAGATTACTCATTCGGCAAATTTGCAGATAAGTATGAATCTCTCTGATATTCGTTTTCCAGTCTATGTAGTTCACACAGACGAAGTAGCAACTCGTGATGGATTGCTATGGTGTGACGGAAAGATTGTAGACGATAAAAATACAAGTGGTAATTCTATAGGCGAAAGAAGATTAAAAACACCACAACAAAACTTATATGACCTTAAGTATCAAATTGATACTTTTGGCGATATGATAAAACATAGAGGAAGATTCTATGTTGATACAAATGGAAAGTTTTTTATTTATGAAAAAAGTAAAAGTGTAAAACTGAAGTATCATTTAATAGGTAAAGTAGAACAAAAAGAGATTGCTACACTTATTTGGATAAAAGGTATACCATTTCCATTTGAACTTGCAAGACCGCCTTTTGCATCACAAAGATTTGCAGGAATATTATATATAGATAATAGACCTTCATTTATATATGAATTAAGTGAGGAGAAAAAGAAAGACACATGGCGAAAGATTTAAATAAATATTACAGTCATTTTAACTGGGGTCCATTTATAGCAAAATTTACTTGTCCTAAGAATGTTCTAAAAAGATTAGACGCAGAGGGTAAACAAGCAGAACGCAGTTGGAATCATCAGTTAGCAGGACATATAAAAAGTCAATTCAAATATCCAGAAGAATTTGAACAATGGTTTTACAAAGAAATGTCACATATATTTACTGCTTACAGACAAGCACATTGTGAATATCATGCACTTCCATATATGCCAACTCCTTTACTCTATCAAAGTTTATGGGTTAATTTTATGAAAGCAGGAGACTTTAATCCACCACATATTCATGGTGGAGATATATCTTTTGTTATCTTTGTAGATGTTCCAAAACAATTAGAAAAAGAAATGGAAGAACATGAAGGCACTACTGCAAAGCCTGGACAGTTAATGTTTAATTATGGAGAAAACTCCAAAGGTAAACAATGGGCAACAATAGGACATCATGTAACACCAAGAACAGGAGATATGTATATATTTCCTGCACAACAGCAACATTGGGTTGCACCTTTTAAATCAGAAGTAACAAGAATAAGTGTGTCTGGAAATTTAAAAGTACAATATTCAGAAGGCACACCAACTAAGTGGTTCTAATGAGACAAGTATTAAACACACCTTATTGGTATAATAAACATGAAAGAATACCAAAAGAATTATGTGAAGAAATTATAGAAATATGTAAAAAGTTTGAAATGGATGAAGCAGGAGTATATGGCTCTACAGACAGTAAAGATAAAATAATGCATAGTGGGTTTAGAAAAACAAATATTGCATGGATTCCAAAAGGAAACACAGTAGAAACTTTACTTCATTCTCATGTAGGACTAGCAAATATAGAAGCGGGTTGGAACTTTACAGTTACCGATATGGAACTTGCACAATTTTCGGAGTATAAGAAAGGACATTTTTATAATTGGCATAAAGATGTTTCAGTAAATAATAATACTCCACATAGAAAACTCTCTATCAGCGTTAATCTATCAGACCCCAAAGATTACGAAGGCGGTGATTTAGAAATGAAAAACTATTGGGGCTCACAGGACTTGAAGATGCCAACACATGAACTTCGCAAACAAGGCACAGTCATAGTATTTCCTTCAATGCTAATGCACAGAGTGACAGAAGTGAAAAAAGGTACGCGATACTCACTAGTTCAATGGTACTCAGGCCCTCAATTTACTTAGGAGAAAGACATGGCAAATTATGTATATTTTAATATAGAGGTATCCTCGCCTTTAACAGAGGAACAATGGAACGAATCTTTTCTACAAGAAAAGGTGGAAAGAAAGATGTGGAATACTGATGATACATATACTATAAGAGAATTCAAAGAACTAGAACATCAACCTTTCATGCAACACTTAAATCCAAAGTTTGATGAAGAAGGAAACCTTACTGATTCTTGGAATTGGTATGTGAGCAATGTTGGTGCAAAGTGGTGTAATGTAGAAGAATGTGACCTAGGACATCTGAGTGGATATTCAGCATGGAGTGCACCAATTGATATGTGTCAAGCAATTGTTCATTATATACAAGATACTTATGATGAAGCAGCATACTTAAAAATGACTTTTGAAGATGAGTTCAGAAACTTCATAGGAATCTATAACATAGAATCTCATAGAGATACTGATGGAGAATGGATTTCATCATATGATGAAGAGTATCTTGATGATGGAGATATTGCTTATTATATGGAAGAAGTCTTAGGAGATGTTTATCACCAAGATGACTTTGACTGGCATGATGAACACGAAAATTTACGAACAGGAGAAATGATTATTCCTCAAGAGTATTTAGATGATATGATATATAACTTTTTTGAGACAGAAAACTTTACACATATCGACTAATGATTGTTATCAATTTCTTTGGAGGAGCGGGTTCAGGTAAATCCGCACAGGCAGCAGGTCTCTTTTACAAGATGAAAGAGAAAGGATATAGTGTTGAACTTATAAATGAGTTCCCAAAACAAATAGTATGGGAGAAACACTTTGAACTCTTATCAGACCAACTTTATATCTTTGCAAATCAAAATAGACAAGTTTATAGGCTCGAAGGACAAGTTGATTATTGTATTACGGACTCTCCCACCTTGCTTAGTAGTGTTTACAAAGACGCATACTCAGCATCCCCGTACACAGACGCGCTTGATCAACTTGTTCTCGAGAGCTATGAGCGCAACAAGAACATAAATTTCTTTATGGAAAGACCATCTAGTTATGAAAACACTGGCAGGGCTCAAGACTTACAGGAGTCTATTCGTATTGACCGACAGATTCTTAAAATTCTTTTTACAAACAATATAAAATTTAGACAGATAAATTATGAGAGACAAATCGATATTCTTGAAAATATGTTGGAGTATGTAGAGAGTGAAAGCAGTTCTCTCTAACAGAATATACTTAGAAGTAAGCGACGAATACCAGCAGTATCTCGACAAAGAACTTACCTATAGTATACCCCCAAGAAGACCAATAGACCCACCTATTATAATTAAAAATATGGGGGTAATACGTCGTGGGCTCGTTACTATACCAGTAGGTCGTACTGACCTTATACCAGAGGATTACGAAGTTAAAGACAAACGCGTAGACTCACCCATACAACCACTTGACTTTAAGTTCACTTTACGAGACTCTCAACAATCAGTTTATGATGAAGTCCAAGACAGTTGTATAATTAACGCTTGGGTAAGCTGGGGTAAGACATTTACTGCGTTAGCTATCGCAAATAAGTTAGCACAGAAAACCCTAATTGTTACTCACACTTTAGCATTAAGAGGACAGTGGGAAAAAGAAATAAAGAAAGTCTTCGGGGTTACAGCGGGTGTGATTGGCTCAGGCAAATTTGATACGGATTCACCTTTTGTTGTTGGAAACATACAAACTCTCTATCGAAATATCGACAAAATCGCAGGGGAGTTCGGTACACTTATATTGGATGAGATGCACCATGTCAGTAGTCCAACTTTTACACGCATTATTGATGCTTCACGAGCAAGGTACAAAATTGGATTGACTGGAACAATGCAACGTAAAGATGGGCGACATGTAATCTTTCGTGATTATTTCTCATCTGAAGTGTTCAAACCACCACGAGAAAATTATCTTACTCCCCGAGTTGACATAGTAAAATCGGGAATTCGCTTTCTTGATGGCAATGTTGATTGGGCGACTCGAATCAACTCACTTGCGTATGACTGGGAGTATCAAAACATGATTGGCATGTTAGCGGCAAGTTATGCGGCAAAAGGGCATAAGGTGCTACTTGTCAGCGATCGCGTTGATTTTCTGAAAAGTTGTACACGACTCATTGGAAATAACGCAATTTGTGTAACTGGAGAAATACCTCATGAAGAACGCCCTGCAATGATAAAGAAAGTATTTGACGAGGTTGATATTCTATGTGGCACACAGAGTATATTCAGTGAAGGAATTAGCGTGGACTGCCTAAGTTGTCTTATTTTGGGCACACCCGTTAATAACGACCCACTACTAACACAGCTTATAGGAAGAATCATTCGTATAAGAGAAGGTAAATTACAACCTGTAATCGTAGACATTCACCTAGACGGACGCACAGCTAGAAAGCAGGCAAGTGCGAGAATGGGATATTACATGCGACAGGGTTATGAGGTTTCGGAAGTATAGCATGAAAAAATACTTCTTGACACGCAGTTAAATTTTTGATATAATATGTTATTCTATAATTGGGAAAAAATAAGAAAAGAAAGCAAAGGAAGTGTCAAAGACATAATGACAATCCTTCATATTTTGACTTATAAATTACCACCAAGAAATAGATACGATAGAACATTTAAGTTTTGGACTAAAAGTTTTCATGGACACAGTTTCCTTGTAAACCCAAAACCCTTGTTCATTCAAAGAAGGAGATATTCAGATAGAGAACTTGTGCAGTATGCAGGTATCGCATCCTTGCGTAATTATTTTGAATATCAAAAGAATAAAGATACCACACTAGACCTCTTTCACTTTTATGGTAAAGAGGACATTATTGAAAAGAATAGATTACTTTGGATTGAAGATGATAGAATACATTTTAAATTTGAAGAAATCACATTAGGAGAAATGAAATGGCAATAAAATTTAATCAAGCCAAGGGCGAAGCCCAAAAAAGCAAAATCGATAGCTACCAATATGTAGAAGGCGATAACAAAGTCCGTTTAGTCGGTGACATGTTACCAAGATATGTTTACTGGTTGAAAGGAGAAAACGGTAAGAATTTACCATTCGAGTGTCTATCATTCGATAGAAATACAGAAGCGTTCACCAATGTTGAAAAAGACTGGGTTAGAGAATATCATCCAGACCTAAAATGTGGATGGGCGTACGCTATTCAGTGTATTCATGACGGCAAAGTCAAAGTTCTAAATCTCAAAAAGAAACTTCTAGAGCAAATTATGGTTGCTGCAGAAGACTTGGGCGATCCAACTGACCCCGAGACTGGTTGGGATGTGCACTTTAAAAGAGTTAAAACTGGACCGATGGCTTACAACGTTGAGTATCAATTACAAGCACTGAAGTGTAAGCAAAGACCTCTTGATGAGGCAGAACAAGAATTAATTGCTGAGTTAAAGTCAATGGATGAAGTCTTAGCTAGACCTACACCAGATGCTCAGAAAGAACTTCTTGACAGATTAAGAGAAGGAGCAGCTAACGAGCCTGATGAAACAGTAAGTGAGGAGTTTGACATAAAATGATTGGAGTAGGACAAGAGTTTCCCGCATTTGAATTGCGAGGAGTAGATGCGAATAATAAGTTTACAACTGTATCAGTTGATGACCACTATGAGCCTCTGAAACATGACTACACAGTTATTTATTTCTATCCAAAAGACTTTACTTTTATCTGTCCTACTGAAATACAGGGAATGGATATGTTAGTGGAAGAAGCAAATGTTATCGGTATAAGTGGTGATAATGAGTTTTGTAAATTAGCTTGGAAACAGCAAAATGAACTCATTGGAGGAATTAATCATTCTTTAGCCGCAGACTGTGGATTAGAACTTTCTCATAAACTAGGTATAGTAAATGAGGCAGAAGGAGTATGTTTTAGAGCAACTTATATTATAGATATTTATAATGTAGTTCAGCATGTTTCTGTAAACGCCTTAGATACAGGCAGAAATGCACATGAAGTCTTACGAACACTACAAGCCATCAAGACTGGTGGTCTTACAGGTTGTGAATGGCAACCAGGAGATGAATTCGTAGGATGATTCTATTTACTGCAGATTGGCATATAAAACTTGGTCAAAAGAATGTTCCAGTACAATGGGCTTGTACTCGTTACAAGTTATTCTTTGAACAAATCTATGAAATAGAAAAAGATGTTGATTTGCACATCATTGGTGGGGACTTGTTTGATAGAGTCCCCAGCATGGATGAACTTACACTCTACTTTGACTTTGTAAAGGGAGTTAGTGTGAAAACTATTATTTATGATGGAAATCACGAAGCTACAAGAAAGAATAAAACTTTCTTTACAAATTTAAAAAGAGTTACGGAACAATTAAATCCATTAGTAAAAGTAATTGATGAAACTACTTATGGAGAAATGGTTCCACATGACTATGCAATATTACCTTACGCAGATTTACACAAGAAAAATGCAATAGAAGATATAGATGCAGATGTTCTGTTTACTCATGTTCGTGGAGAGATACCACCTCATGTACAACCAGAAGTAGACTTAGAAAGATTCGATAAGTTTAAAGTTGTTTTTTCAGGAGATTTACATGCTCACGAGAATACTCAAAGAAACATTGTATATCCTGGCAGTCCTATGACTACAAGTTTTCACAGAAATCGTGTCAAAACTGGCTACTTACTTATTGATAATAAAGACTGGAGTTGGACATGGCATGAGTTCGAATTGCCTCAACTAATTCGACAAACAGTAACAGACCCAAGCGAAATGGTACAAACAATGTATGACCATACTATTTATGAAATAGAAGGTGATGTTGCCGATTTAAGTAATATAAAAAATAGTGAGTTACTAGACAAGAAAGTAATTCGCAGAAAAACAGAGGCGACTCTAATATTAGATAGAGAAATGACAATGGAAGAAGAACTAGGAGAGTATCTTAGTTACATATTAGAGTTAGAAGAAAGTAAAGTTAAAAATATTTTAGGAGTGTTTAGTGATTACGCTAAAGAAGCTGCAGTGGAGTAATTGTTTCAGTTATGGTTCTGACAATGAGTTAGATTTAAATGAAAGCACAGTAACTCAACTTGTTGGAACAAATGGAACTGGTAAAAGTTCTATTCCTCTAATACTTGAAGAAGTATTATTCAACAAAAATTCAAAAGGAATCAAAAAAGCAGACATACCAAATCGTGAAGTCAACAATGGCTATGATATCTCTTTGTCTTTTGATGTGGTTGATGATGAATATAAAATAGATGTAAGTCGTAGAACTAATATCAAAGTAAAACTCTATAAAAATGGAGAAGATATATCAAGCCACACAGCTACTAATACATACAAAACATTAGAACAAATTATTGGAATTGACTTCAAAACTTTTTCACAAATTGTATATCAGAATACCAATGCTAGTTTACAGTTTTTAACAGCAACTGACACAAATAGAAAAAGATTTTTGATAGATTTACTACAACTAGATAATTATGTAAAATACTTTGAAGTTTTTAAGGAATTATCACGAAATTTAGGTGGAGACGTTTCTCGCATACAAGGGAAAATTGACACAATTAATAAGTGGTTATCAGACAATAAATTGGAAGATACATCACTACTTCCAAAATTGGAACTACCATTTTATTCAGAAGAAGATGAAGATTCTTTACGTTCTTTACAAGTAGAATTTGAAAATATTTCGGAAATTACGAAAAAAATAAATCAAAATAATTTATATAAAAAAGAGTTAGAGTCCATAGATTTAGGACTTGCTCGAGAGTTTATAGCAAACTCCGAAATACAAGACACTTCTAGTCTAAAAACAGACTTGGGTGAAATCAAAAGCCGAGGTGCTTTTGAAAATAAAATGTTGAAAAAGTATTCTGACTTAAAAGATTCAGAAGAACAAGTATGCCCTACATGTAGTCAAGAAATAGATATTGATTTTATTGAAAAACAATACAAAGAACACGAATTAGCAAAAGCAGAGTTAGTAGAAAGACTTGAAAGCATACAAGAAGAAATCAATATAACAGAACGTAATAATGAACTTCACCGTAAAATGAAGGAAAAGATAGAAAACTGGGAAGATTTATCTAGAAGTATAGATGATAAATTACCTGCAGAAGATCCAAATAGTGAAGAACTTCAAGAAAAGATTGCTAAACTAAAAAGAAGAATATCAGATAGAAGAAGTCGAGTAGAAGAAGTAATCGCAGAGAATGAAAGAATAGAAAGACATAATACTCGACTTGGAATTATTGAAGAACAACAAAC